GGTAAACTTAACTCTAGTAAAGGATTAAGATTAGTTAAAGATTTAAATAAATATAGTATTAGTGCTGAAGATGGTTTAAGATTAGGTGCATTTAATACTTTTGATGATGCTGTTGCAAATAAAGCAGCTAACAAAGTATTAAATCAATCAGGTATTCTTGCTTCAAATAGAGATGCTTTAATACCTCAAGTACAAAATAGATTATTGTTTGCTCAAAGTAGAAATCCTTGGGTTAGATTAATGGGTCAATTTACTTCATGGGCTATGGCTAAATCTGCACAAACAAATAAAATGTTGCAAAGAATTGAAAATGGTGAAGCTAGACAAATGGTAAAATTATTAGCTGCTTTACCTGTATATGGTGGTATTCAAATGTTAAGAGAACTTGCTAAACATGGAGAAGTTATAACCGACCCTGCTTATGATGAAGAGAAATGGTGGGCTGAATCTTTAAGATTATCAGGTATGTCAGGTATACTTCCTGAATTAGCAGTAGGAAGATTAACTGGACCAGGTTCTCAAATGCCTTGGTTTATTCCTTTTCCTGCAGCTAGTGTTGCAACCGATATTGGAAAAGTTATACAAGATACTTTAGTAGGTGATACTGATAAAGCATGGAAAAGATTTTTAGAGAAAATTGTTCCTTTACCTACTTATAGAAAATGGTTATTTGGTTTATGGGATGGTGTAGAAGTAACTAAAAAATATGGTGGCTCATCTAATGTAGATAGTAGTGATAATAAAATTATGCCTAGAAAATTTTCTTATGGTGGTATTGTTATTAAAAGAAAAAAATATAATCAAGGAGATGAAGCATCTAATGTAGATAGTTTATCTTTATCTAATTTACAAGGTATTAAAGTTATTACAAAAGATAATAGTAATAAACTTACAAACAATGATAAATATATTGTTGGTGATAATTTAAATTATGATTTAGATTTTAAAGAAGAAAAAGTAATTGAAAAGAAAACACCAATAATACCTAAAAAGAAACCAATTAAAACAGAAGAAAATAGTTTACCTGTAATGGAATTAAATAATACAATTCCTAAAGAAGTAATAAATAGAATTAAAATAAATGAGAATAGAAAATTATTTAATAATGATACAAGTAAAATCGTTCATGATTCATATGAAGGAGGAAATCAAACAATAGGATATGGTCATAAACTAACAGACGAAGAAGTTAAAAGTGGAGAGGTATATGGTTATAAAATAGCTACCTTAACAAAAGAACAAGCTGAAGATATATTTAATAGAGATTTAGAAATAGCTAGAGCAGATGTTGATAAATTAATAGATAAAGATACTACTGACCCTAAAGCTTATGGTGTATTAGTAGAAATGGCACATCAAATTGGTGGTACAAAATTACCTGGTTTTAAAAAAATGCTTGAAGCTATTAATAGAAAAGATTATAAAGAAGCAGCAAATCAAATGTTATTTAATTATGATGAGGATGGTAAAAAAATTGGAAAAACTAATTGGAATAAACAGACAAGTGAAAGAGCAGAAAAATTAGCTGCTTTAATGTCTAGTATTAATTTTGATAAACAAATAAAAGAATTTAATATAGGTGGTGTTGTTTCTAAACTTGTATCTAAAGCTTTAGTTAATAGAGGAAAGACAGCAATCACAAGTACTAAAGGTACATACGCAAAAGCAAATAAAATATTTACTGATTTAAAAAAAGAAAAAATCCATGACTTTGGTTCAGGGAAAGGTGTTGGTTCAAATGAATTTAAAAATAAAATAGTAACAAGTCATGAACCTTTTGTACCAACAGAAGAAATTATAAAAGCAAAAGGTAAAGTACCAAATTATAGAACAGCAGATGAAGTTATTTTAAATGATGGTATGAAATCTAAAGATGGAATTGTAAATCTTAATGTATTAAATGTAATAGAAAGTTTTCCTGAAAGAAATAAAGTAGTAGAACAAATTGGTAAACTATTAGCTGATGATGGTGTTGCAGTTATAACTACAAGAAGTGCTAAAGATGTAATTGGTCAAGCTAAAAAATCTAAGAATGCTAAAAAATATTTAGATGGTTGGTTATTTGGTAAAGGAAACTCTACAACTTTTCAAAAAGGTTTTGAACAAAAAGAATTAGAAGATTATATTAGAGCTATTTTAGGTAAAGGTTTTAAAGTAGAAAAAATACCTAGTAAATATGATATAAAAACAACTGGAATATTAATCAAAAAATTAAAGGAGGAATTAGTATAATGCCATTTGAAATGATAACAATGCTAGGGTCTACAGTACTTGGTGGAGTAATGAGTATCTGGTCTCAAAGCATTAAAGCAAAACAAGCAGAACAAAAGATGCTCATACAAAGAGCTGAAGTACAACAAAAAGGTTTTAAAGACGCAAGAGAATATGACAACAAAGGTTTTCAATGGACTAGAAGAATCATAGCATTAGTTGCTGTGTTTGCTATAGTACTATTACCAAAACTAATGCCTGTACTATCACCAGATACAAGTGTGATTGTAGGTTATTTAGAATTTAAACCTGCTTTCTTCTTCTTACCTGAAAAAGAAGTAATGAAGTGGATAACATTATCATCTAATAGTTTAGTAATAACACCATTAGATACTAACTTAGTATCAGCTATTATAGGACTATACTTTGGTGGTTCATTAGTAAAGAAATAATATGATAACATTAGCAATATTAGGATTATTATTAGGAGTAATATTATAATTTATATGAGGTGCATTTATGAATTACTATTTTACAGGAACATTAATTATTTTAATGGTACTACTTGCTCTTTTTGGAGGACCTCCAGGGTATTAAAGTAGATGCTTGATAAATTTTTATATTCGTTCTTTGGAAAACTAGATACAATTTCTGGTTGGATAGATAAATTATTTGCACCTCGATGTAAATGTAAAAGGAAAAAGAAATGAACTTATTAAGAGACTTAAAAAAAATAAAAAGGGAAAAGAGTCAAAAGGATTCTGCTATAGCACAGCTAAGAAAAAGAAGTAAAGATTCTTTAGCTAGACCTAAAGCAACAAAGAATCTATTTAGTAAAGACCCTAGATTACAAGGAATATAATGAAAGTAAGTGAAAAAACAAATGTAAGTATGCCTATCAAAAATATGATAGGTATTGTTGTAGCTGTGGCTATGGGTGTGTTTGCATATACAGAAGTGACTGCTAGACTAACATCATTAGAAACATCAAGAGAATTATTTGAAGCTGACTTACTTAAAAAAAGTCATCAATTACCAGTAGACCAAGAACAGTTTATGTTACTTGAAGATTTATATAAGACAGTAGAAAAGATTGAAAAAAGAATTGAAGATATGATGCATAATAAAGTTAATATACAATTTTTACAAAAGCAAATGGAAAAAGCATTAGAAGATATTGAAACTTTAAAAGATAAAGTAAGAGCAAATGGAAAAGGAGGAACACACTAATGACAGAAATGGTAGTAGCTTTATTGATGATTATAAATGGAGAGATTAAAGAACATAGAATACAAAATTCAATGTCTCAATGTTTAAAGGGTAAAAGAATTGCAACAAGAACAGCATCACCTTCTACTGAATATCAATGTATAAAATCTATGGCAGAAACAGAAATATATATGGGTGAAAAATCAATTGTTAAATTAATATTAAAACCATGAAGATAGCTTTATTTATGATTCTTTGTTCAGGTGTGGCAAGTAATTGTCTTGAACCTATTAAAATAAATACTTATGATACATTTTATGATTGTATGAGTGCTGGTTATTTAGAATCTTATAACAAGAACGCAGCGATTGGACCAGATGATGTTAATAATTATAAGATGTATATTAAATTTATTTGTGCTGCTGAAAAAGGTGAAGAGACTTAATTATAAAAAACATCTGAAGCAATCTTTTCTAACTCCTCTGATAAATCTGTAAAATTAGAATCACATTCTCTTAGTAATGCTTTAATCACACCAGCATTTTCTTTTTTAAAATGAGTTGTTATTTTATCCATAGGATACTTAGACAATTCAGTTATAAATTGTCCTTGATTATTAATAAGTAATTTGAAACTCATGAGGTGAGCTTCTTTTCTTCTTACTCTTTTCTTTTGTTTAAGTTTTCGATTGGTCTTCATGTTTCTTTCTCAGTAAGTCAACAAGGAAATCATCATCTCCTTTTTCAGAATTCAATTTAGTTAATGGTTGTTGTCCATCAACATAAGTTTCTATTGTTTTAATTCTTACTGGATTAACCATGAATACAGGAAACCTTTTATTATTTAAAGATTTAACCATAAAGAAACCATCTTCTGCTAGTCCAAAAGTTTCTACATTTTTAATATCAATATCATCTGAACCTACTAAACAAATTCTTAAATTATATTTTTCAGATTGTGCTTGAACTGCTTTACCATTAAGTCCTACAATTTTATTTGTCATTTTCAAAACTCTTATCTGTAGCAGGTGTATCTAAAACAACAGGTGCTATCTCTCCTTGTTGTCCATCATCGTCAGCTAAACTATCTATACTTTCAGTATACATTTCATTTAACTTCTCATTGTTTCTTGTTATCTTTTTTTTAAGGTGTTCTTTTAATGCATCAATTTTAACATGAAGTATTTTATCTATGTGTTTATTAATACCATACATAGGTAAATCATTTAATGATGAAATAATTCTGCGAAAACCTCTTGCTCTTTTTTCTAATTGTAAAATTACTGATTCTTTAGTCATGAGTAATCCCTTTCTAATATCATTTCAAGATAGTGAATAGCTTTTTCAATATCTTTTGCTTTGCCTTTTGCTGTGTGTCTGCAGATATATTTAATGGCATTACCTTCTGCAAACAATAAATTGTTTTCATTAATAAATTCAGCAGGTTGAATCTTCATCTTTGAATAATGATTTCCATCTACCTGTTTATTTAATGAATCATAGGTACTACCTTTAAACATATCTTTATGTGTCATTATAATGGTCCTTGTTCTATCATTTGTTGTCTTCTTAATTGTTTCTCTGTTGGTTTTAACATAGCATTTAAATCATCTATTGTCAACTCTGGGTTGCGTTTTAATTTTTTAACTATCCATTTGTATGACCAAGGTTGTAATCTAAATGTATCACCACTATAATAGTGGGTTTGATTGGGCATAAAAGCAAATACATTTTTATAATTAATCTTACTTGCTTCTTCTTTACTCATTAAAGAATGCAACCAAGCTACTAAAATATGTCTAGCTTTTCTTCTTATTGGTTTCATTTGTTTACTGTTCATTTCTTATACCCTATACTATTTCTATTTTTATATAACTTTTGCCAAGACCAAACATTTATTTTGCTAGACCAATGATATATAAATAAAAGTATTCGTTTCATTTTTTTAGTTTAATTAATTTAAAATTATTTTCTCTATCAAAATATCTATATGACATTCTAACTGGCATAAATTTATAAACATAATCAAACACAATTGTTTCATCTAATTCTTTACAACTATAAACATCAAGCTGTACTAATGCAGGATTGTTTTCATCCCATGAGTGTAAAGTAATATGGGATGTTTCTATAATAGTCACACAAGTTAATCCTCTATTACCTTTAACTTCACAATACTTTGCATAAGGACCAGCTAATATTTTCATATCTATATCTTTAATTAAATTCCTAGTCCATTTCTTCATCATCTTTAAATCTTTAGGAGGGTCTAAGACTTCTGCTCTTACTAATAAATGTTTATGCTTGAGTTCTTTTTCCATAATTTTTTAATTGGTTTTCATATTCATATGTTATCTCTTCTACTAAAGGTTGTTTAACTACCTCAGCTAACATAACATTCTTGTTAGCATATTTAAATACTCTTAAACCTTTACCATTATTTGTATCAGAATGACATTCCCATTTATGTGGACAGAACATACATCCTGTAGCTAAAGTTTTATTACCATTCTTTTCTGTTTTAAATTCATAACATTTTTCTGGTGGTGTATCTTTTTCTAATGTAGTTTTTAACTCTTTAATTAAAGATTTAACATTTGGTTTTGCCATGTCTTCAGGTTTATAAAAACATATATCACCACTTGATTTATCAACAACAAGAAAGCCACCTTCTTTAGTACCATTAGCTGTTTCATATCCTGATAACTGGGCATGATAACCAAAAGGGTCATCACCTACTAACTCACCATTCTTAAATTTTTTAAAACTAAATGATGAAGCTGACTTAACATCACATATCTCACCATCAATCTTACTATCTATATGTCCTTTAACACCATCGACTTCTACTTTCTTTTGTTGGTCCTCTACTTTATGACCAGCTAACTCTGCTAAATATAAAATTAAATGTTCAATAATATGTCCATATAAAAATTTTAAACCTAACCCTGCATCTTCATCTTGTCTTTCTTTAGGACTATATTTGTCATACCATAACTGTCTAGCAGGTTTACCTATGACTGACATTCTAAGCTGTCCTTCATACTGTTGTGCTTTAGCTGGAGAAGTATTCCAAGATAGAATAGCTTCTTTAACATTATTTAAAAACACATCTAAATTTTCTTCTGTCATGTTAGCAGGTTTACCATTTGATATATCTGCTATAAGTTTTTTAATATCAGTAGCTAAAGTACTAATGTGTTTCTGACCAATTGTTTCCAATTTTATATTCTCCATTTAGTGGACACCTTACATTTAATTGTTTACCTGCATTTATAATAGATTGTACTGCTAGTTTTCCAAACTCATCTGCTCTACCTTCTTCGACTTCGTATTGAAATTCATCATGTACATTTACTACTGGAAATGCTTTGATTTGTTTTCTTATAACATATTCTTCTAGGAGTGTCAACGCATACTTCATAACTGTTGCACCTGCTCCTTGTAATAAAGTATTCAAAGCTGCGTGTGGATACCTTATTATTATTTTTCTTTGGTCGAGTCCTCTGACCCATCTTCTTTGTGCAATTCGTTCCACCTTTTCTCGAAGGAATCTAAGACTTGGTGTAGCTCGGAGAAATTTCTCTTTAATTCTTTCGCCATCTCTTTCCGAACCTCCAATGATACTTCCGATTTTTTTTGAACCTGCTCCATAGATGAATGCATATATAAAAGTTTTGCTTTCATCTCTTGACCCCAAACCAGCAGCAACTTGATTTGTAGTGTGTATATCTCCATTAACGACTTCATGTATATAATCCTTATCATTCATGTAGTGTGCTAACATCCTCAACTCAAGTCCTGAAGCATCAACACCTACTAATTTATAACCTTTGTTTACTGTCCATAATGCCCTACATTCTTTACCATAAGGAGAGTACACAGCAGGAATCTGAGCCATGTTGGGCGACTGGTGGCTCATCCTCCCTGTAATTGTACCATTAGTTATTACTTTGCCATGTACTCTACCATCTTCCTTAATTGCTTCTATCCAAGAACTGACTTGAGCAATTCTTTTCTGTAGCATTAAGTATCTGTTTATTAATTTAGCTTCAGGAATATTATGTATCTCAGATAATACTTTCTCATCTACAATGATATGTCCTTTATCAGTTTTCTTTTTTGGTTTCCATCCAAGCATAACTAATCGTTCAGCAATCTGCTGT